AGATCATTGATTCCATTGTCTGATCGTGCGTTTTTTCTAACTTGTCCATTTCAACTTTATAGGCTTGTGTATTTTCGCCCCAAATTTCAGCAATAGATTTTTTCTGTTTTTCATAGCTCGCTTGCTCATCGTTCATAGCGCTCTTTACGTTCTTAGCACGCTCTTGTAGCTGTTTTGTTGATAGCTTGGATAAATCATCTTGATATGCTGTTTCGATGGCTAAACGCTGATCTTTGGAGAAACCTGCTTGTTCTAGTTGTTTATCAGAAAGTTGCTTATAGTTAGCTTCTATATACTGGCGTTCTTGGTCTGATAAATCGCGGTTGTTTTTGCTAGCGTTTGTTAGTATTTCATTGATTCTATCTACACGCTTCTGCGCTTGTTGAATCAAAGCCTCGTTGACTTGCTCCTCATATGCAATAGCTTTTTCTGCTTTCGCTTTCGTTTCCGGATCTTCTAAGTTTTCAGCAGCTGCTTTTTTACGTTCGATTTCTTTATCCATTGCTGCTTGAATTGAATCGACGATTTCTTGATTGGCCGTGATAGCTTTATCAGCAGAACCTCGTACACCGTCTGCATATTCATTTACATAGCTTACTGCTTTATCTCTTAGTTCATAAGACTTTGAGATAACTTTGTCTTGTTCTTCAGTTACAGCAGTTCCCCACTTGGCTCCAGCTAGTTGGTGCTCATCATAGGCTTTTTTGCCAAGATATACTGCACCAGCAATTGCACCTAGCGCCACAACTCCTATAGCGATTGGACCAGCCAAACCAGCGATAGCAGTTCCCATCCCTGCTAGTCCGCCAGCGGCCGCTCCGGCAGTTCC